TCGTCGGCAGCGTCAGATGTGTATAAGAGACAGTGGATATGGAATAAAAGATTATTATGTAATAAATCCAGCTGTAATATGGGGAGGAAATAGCCTAGAAGAGAATAGAAAAACTCTTTCATGGCTTTTTTTTAATGCTTAAAATTAGGCCTTTAAAACAAAAAAGTAAACTTTTTACGGGGAAAAAATGGCAAAAAGTAAACTTTTTATAAGAAAGCTAAATTAAGTAATATCAACATTTAGAACCTATTTTTAGAGTTTGTTAGTTATATATTATATACAGAACAGAATTTCTCTTAATTGCCTACGGCATAAACCTTTGTAATTGTTGCAATTTCAATGTTTTTAGCTTATAGAAGGGGATAATATGAAAATAAAAATAGAAGATTATGAAATTATATGCGATACAAGGGAACAGGATACATTAATTCAAGATACTCTTATAAAAAAAGGAATAAAAACAGCTAGAGAAAAATTAGATACTGGAGATTATGCTATTAGATATCAAGGAGAATATATACCTAATATTTTAATAGAAAGAAAAGCAAACCTAGATGAATTGCTAGGAAATCTATTAGATCCAGTAAAAGATGAAAATAAAGATAACCGTTTTATAAGAGAATTAAAAAGAGCAAAAGCAGCAGGAGTTAAATTATTCTTATTGATACAAGATAAAGATTATTATATTAAACTCCTAAAAGGTCAATATATAAGCAATGTTCATCCTAACGCTAGCGCGGCTATGGTAATCTCATTAATGGCTAAATTTGATAATCTTCATATTATTGCATGTAATAGAAAAGAATCACCTTCAATGGTACATAAAATTTTATATTATCACTTAAGAGAAGAAATAAAAAGGAAGGAGGGTAATTGATTATGGCAGGTAAAGAAAGAACTTGTTTAACAGAAGAACAAATAAAAGCTATTGAAATGTTAGTATATGGAGCAACTAATAAAGAAGTAGCAGAAACTATTAAAGTATCTGAAAGAACAGTCTTAAGATGGAAAAAGCTACCTCAATTTAGAGATGAAATGGATAGACAATATGCAATGGTTAAAGATGATGTAGATAGAAGGATTGCAAGATTTGCAAATGGAATTTTAAAAAGCATTTATGATTTATCTAGAAACTCTAAGAGTGATAAAGTTAAGCTAGATGCAAGCATATACTTACTTAATAGACTTGTCGGAACTCCAGTTTCAAAAGTGGAAACAAGAGAAATTACTGCTCCTAAAATAGAAGAAAAAGCTAAAGAAGAACTTTCATGGGAAGATTTAAATGCTCCTGATGATGTTGTAGAGATAGAAAGTAAAGTAGTTGATATAAGAGAAAGTGATATCTCATAGGGGATTACATAAAGGCGCTTATCGCGGTCCGTCCATGTGAAGTAAAGGCGGTTAAAACAATCGAAACATAACTCAACCTTGATAAAAGCTATAGCAAAGAACGTAACACGATTATATATAGTAACAATATACTAACATAGTGACAAAGAATAGACTTGTTATAAGGCTATATAGGGAGTGCAAGGCAAGAGGGTAGATAGTAAACCTATACAAGATACTAAAGTAACTATGAACATATATTTGTTTAGGATATACTTTAAACAAATAAACAAAATCACTTGTAACTTTGTTTATTTAGAATGGAATACATTGTTTATAAACAACTGTTTACACAAGTTGACTTTAAGCAAACATTAACATATACTTATAGTAACAAAGGAATGAGGTCCAAGGGGTACATTCTAAAATTTAGCATTTTCAAGGCGTGCGCCAAGCGCTATAAAAATGCAGTATAATTTTTTAAAACTTGAAAGGAGTATAAGTATATGATAATAGGATATGTAAGAGTAAGTACAGTGGAGCAACACGAAGATAGACAATTAGTTACAATGGAGAAATACAAAGTAGAGAAAATATTTCAAGAAAAAGTAAGTGCAAAAGATACAAATAGACCAGAGTTACAAGCGATGTTAGACTTTGCAAGAGAAGGTGACACAATAATAGTGCATGACTTCTCAAGACTTGCTAGAAGTACAAAAGATTTATTAGATCTAGTCGAAAATTTAAATTCTAGAGGGATTAATCTTGTTAGTAGTAAAGAAAATATAGATTCATCTACACCACAAGGAAAATTAATGTTAACTATGTTAGGTGCTATATATGAATTTGAAAGAACTAATACACTAGAAAGACAAAGAGAAGGTATAGCTATAGCTAAAGAAAAAGGCGCTTATAAGGGGAGAAAGAAAATAGACTTTCCAAGTAATTGGGATGAAGTTTATCCTAAATGGAAAAATAGAGAATTTACTGGAGCAAAAGCTATGGAATTGTTAGGATTAAAAAGAAATACTTTCTATAAACTTGTAAAAGAGTATGAAGATAAGCAAGGAGATTAGTATGAAAAAGCAATATAATGTATATAAGTTTTTAGATAAAGAAGGAAACGTTTTATATGTAGGAAAAACAACTAATATTAAGCGTAGAATGGAAAACCACTTTACTAAAGGTCATTTGCCAGCAGAATGTTATAAACAAGTTTGTACTATAAAATGTATTAAATGTGAATCACAAGTGGAAATGGCCATGAAAGAAATGTATTTTATAAATAAATATAAACCTCAATACAATACTGAATTTGTGGAAGATATAACTATAGATCCAATTGAAAAATTTGATAATATTAAATGGGAAGAAGAATATATCAAACCAAACAAAATTGTAAGAATAGAAGAAAGTGAACTTAAGAATATCAAAGAAATTGACATTTTAAAAAATATAATATTAAACTTACAAGAAGAAAATAACCAACTTCACAAACAAATCTCTGAAAAGATTTCTGAAGTAGAATGGTATAAATATGTATCATCAAGTTTCAAAGATTTGTTATTTGAAACTAGTATAGCTAGAAATAAAATATATAATATAGAAAAAAATCCATATTGGAAGAAATAATACATTTTAAAAGTCAGAGAAATCTGGCTTTTTATTTCCAATAAATATCAAATTTATATAAATATATTTTTTAGAATAATAGAAAAAAATAACATAATATACTATAATATAAATATAAAAAGAGAACTACATTCTATTTGCGCTAGAGTGGTAGTTCTAAAATTACTTATTTGTTAAACCACTCTTATTGGCTTTTGAGTGGTTTTTTTGCTATATATAATAGATTATATGTTGTTAAAGAGTGGCGATTAAGTTGCTCTTTTTATATTGGCCTATAGCTCAACAGGTAGAGCACTCGGCTGTTAACCGATAGGTTGCGAGTTCAAATCTCACTAGGCCAGCCATTAATATAAAAGGAGAATGTCTATGAAATTATATGAATTAGCTTATTTAAATGTTGAAAAAGATAAAAACTCTATAAATTTTGGGATTATGGATAAATTTATCAATGGAAAGACTTCTCATAATCTCGTTAAAAAGAGTAAACAAGAAAAAGAAGAAGTTATTTGCTACCTAAATGGTAGAGCGATGACTAAAAGCAAACTAGAAAAGACTTTTCCTAAAAAGAAAAAAAATAAATCAAAGAGAAAATATATAAAAAAGAAAAAAACTAAAGAGTAGTTATTAATTGACTGCTCTTTTTTAATGCAAATAAATTTAGAAAGGAGTGGTTAGATGATTTATTTTGATGATATAGAGTTTGCTAATGACAATAAATACTCTATATACTTGATTGATAAATATTTAAAGAAATATTTCCCTAAAAATCAAAATAATATCAAACAAAAATACCTTCCTAATGAAGTTGCAAAAGTAATTGGAGAGAAGGATATAACTTTTTTTAGTTTATATTTTCTTAGGACAACATTTATTCCAAGTGATGACAACAGTGCAAGGGAACTTTGTGAAGAACATTATAAAATATGGAAAGTTCTTTCGGAGGCTTTTGTACAAGATCTATACGATAAACTTAATATAGTAGAGCCTAGGGGACTTGCTAAGTCAACTATATGTGATAAAACACTTGCAATATGGTTACATTGCTATAAAAAATCAAAGTTTACTCTATTAGGAGCAAAAACTGCAGATGATGCCGAGCAATTCTTAAATTCTATAAAAAAAGAGTTTCTAGAAAATGAGCTTATAAAAGATGTATTCGGAAACTTAATAGATTTAAAAGGTAAAAAGCCTAACTCGAAAGATTATTACAAAGTTAACTCAGGAGAAATTGAGTTTACTAATGATACATACATAAGAGCAGTAGGTTCAACCACTTCTGTCCGTGGTGCTAACTGGGGAGGTGTAAGACCTACAGTAGTTATTGCTGATGACTATCAATCAGAAGTTGATATTATAACCGAAGATGCTAGAGAAAAGAAATGGAATAGATGGTGTAAAGAAGTTGAGGAGGTTGGAGATACTGCAGTATTTAGAAAAGGTAAAAAAGTTAAGTCAGCAACTAAGTTTGTAAGTATAGGAACTGTATTACACATTGATTGCTTAATAAGTAAGCTTAGTAGAAATAGAGATTATCACACTATTATGAATAGAGCTGTTTTATTAGAAGATGGCCAAACAGTTGATGATATCTTTGAAAGTGATTTATGGATTCAATGTAAAAAGATTTATTTTGATGACAAAATAGAAGATCCTCAAATAAAAGCTAGAAAATTCTATGAAGAACATATAGATGAAATGAAATATCCATTATTATGGGAAGAAAAATGGGATTTTTTTATAGATATAGCAGTTAAATACTGGAGTAATAGAAAATCATTTATGTCAGAAAAGATGAATGATGCTAGTAGTATAGGTGAAAAATGGTTCAAATCTATAAGAACTCAATCAGTAGAGGAGATAGAAGACCATGTTTTTTTAAAAACAATGCTTTGTGTTGACCCTGCAGGAGATAATTCTTCGAATAAGAAAAAGAAAACCGACTCATTTGCAATGATAGTAGGTTCATTAGGAGAAAATGACTTTAAATATATCAGAAGAATGATACTTGAAAAAATGAGTTTTACAGAGTATTGTAATACAATTATTGATATTTTATTAGAATTTACTGATATAACTCATATATCTATAGAAAGAAATACCTACTTAGGTTCAGATGTAACTACTATACAACAAATGATTGAAAAGATACCTGAACTAAAGAAAAGAAATTTAATATTTATTAATGATATGAATAATAAAAATAAAGATAATCGTATTGCAACTATACAAGATCCAGTTAATAATGGTCAAATTATATTTGCAGATAATAATAAAGCATTTACAGATCAGATATTAGACTTTCAAGGAACTGCATATACACTACATGATGATGCTGCAGATGTTGTTTCTGATTTTGCAAATAAAATACTAAAAATAAAAACAAAAAATATAATTAGGTTCATGGATAGAAGGAGATTGGGTGTGTAAATGAAAAAATATAAGCCTATCGATGAAGTTATAAGTGTTTATGATGTTCCTAAAGAATTATGGGAATCTGAAAGCTTAATGAAAGAAAAACCGAATTGGAATAAGATAAATTATACCGAGTCGGAAAAAGTATATCAAAATAAGGAATTTATTATATTGAAAGTTAAAAGTAATAAAAAAATTGGATTTATTGTATATAACACGAAAAAAGAGTGGGAAAATGGTCACTCTCATTTAAATTCTAGAGCTATTTCAGAAATTGTAATAAAAAATGTAATTTATAAAAGAAAACCTAAAACGAATAACTTGTATGTACTTAAAAGTCATGCAAGGGTTTCAAACGATGAAAAATACATAAAATTTATTGAAGAACTGATAGAAGTTAAAAAAAATAAGAGCAAAAATAAATATATAAATAAGAAAGGAGGCCGAAAATAATGCAGACTATAGCTGAAATTATAGATGGTCTAAAAAAAGGAATGACTCTAGATTTAAACATTCCTGATCATATGAATTTTGTCAGATATATGTATCAATGTTTTGAGTCTGATTTACATAAATATCAAAAGATGTATGACTATTATAAAGGTAATACAGATGCTATGGCCGATTATAAAACAATTACACAAAGGTCAAACTTAAAAGTAAATACTAATTTTTTTAAAAAGTTTGTAAAAGAAGAGGTCTCTTATACTGTAGGAAATCCTATTACTTATGAAAGTAAAGAGCAACCTGGTTTATTAGATGAATTAACATCAACCATGGCATTGTGGAATAAAAATCATGACAGTGATTTAATGAAATATATGGTTATTTTTACTAAAGTATTTGAAATTTATCGATATGATGAAGAAGGATTTAAAAGCATTATTTCAACACCTTTAACAGGATATGCATATCAAGATGAATATGACAATGTTTTGTTTTATATGGATGTAAAAGTAGAACATTTAGATGTAGATGTTTATCACATAGATGTTTATACAAAAAAATGTGTTTATCATTTAGATAGAGAATTCAATCAAATAGAGCCTCCAACAAACCATAGATTTGGTATAATACCTGTTTCAGTAGGTAAATTAACTGAAGAATTAACAGAAGATAGTTTATATAAAGACCTAAAAGGTTTACAAGATGCTTATGAAACTAATTTATCTGACTTAGGAAATGAAATTTCAGATTTTAGAAACGCATATATGCTGATGACAGATTGTGAATTTGAAGAAGAAAAAGTAGTTATTGATGAAGAAACTGGAGAAGAAACAAAAATAGATCCGATTTTAGAAATGAAGAAAAAAGGCATCTTGATGGTAGGTAAAGATGGGAAGATACAATGGTTGATTAAACAAATTAATGATACTTTTGTACAAAATACGCTAGATAGATATAAAGATGATATGTATCAAATAAGTTGTCACATAAATCATAATGAAAGGCTTCAATCAAATTTGAGTGGGATTACACTTAGAAGTAGATTAATAGCACTTGAAAACAAATGCGCACTTCAAATAAATGCTCATTCAAATATAGTTACAAATAGATTGAAATTTTGGTGCAATTATATAAATTATTTTAAAGCAAAAAACTTTGATTGGAAAAAAATAAAAATTATTTATACTGCAAATATCCCTCAAGACGATTTAGCTACAGCTCAAATGCTTAGTCAAGTACCGCCTGGAGTTATTTCTAAGAGAACGGCATCAAGTAGATTTGGATTTATAGTAGATTTAGATGCTGAACAAAGACAAATTGAAAGAGAATATGAAGAAGAAATGAAAAGGGAAGATGAAAGTTTAGGTGAATTGTATGGCAATAAACACCAACACACAGAAACAAACTTCGAAGAATAGAAATGCTGAAGAAACTAAAAGTTTCATGGAAAAAGCATATAATCAAGCAGAACAAGAGCTTGAGAAATATCTTAAAAAGATGAATAAGACCGATAAACAGATTAGAGAGTTAATGGAAACTGCTAATTTTGCTTATCAAATAGAAAAGACATCAAAGGATTATGAAAGTGCTGAAAGATTTCTTGTAATAGCAGTTTTTTCAATGCTTAATGATGAAGATGAATGGCTTGAAGATCTAATAGATAACTTCTTTGATGAAATGTTTGAAGAAATTGTAGAGTACTTTGGATATTTTGTAGACAATGAAGAAAAACAGAAAATATTAAACAGAAAATACGAAGGCAAAACATATAAACAAAGAATCCAGAGTAATATGGCTAAAATAAATAATCGAACTAAAAAAAGATTAAAAATAGCTTACAATAAGAAAAATTTATACAATATTGCATCATGGCTAACACCTAGACAAAAGATGAGTCGAAAAAGAGCAAGAGGAATATTGATATCTGAGCTTAGTAGAATAGCAAATGATATCTTTATTTATTGTAATAGAGATAAAAAATTTATGTATTGTTCAGTTTTAGAAGAAAGAACATGCAGTGATTGTGAAAGTATGCATGGTACTATTTTAACCGCTGAAGAAGCTTATGATTTAATACCACAGCATAACTTCTGTAAATGTTATTTTATAGTTATAAGATGATAGGAGAGAAATAAATGAAATTACAAGATACAGTAGATTTAATGTTAGGAACAGATTTTAAAGATAGATTTAAAGCTGAATATTATCAACTAGATAATAGAATAGCTGGACTACAAAGAATGTTAGAAGGATATAAAAATGGAACACTTAATTTTACTCCTAACTGCTCATATGAAATATTACACACTCAATTAGTATATATGGAAGCATACAGAAATGTATTAGAAGAAAGAGCAAAAATAGAAAATATAGAATTATAGGAGGAAATTATGAACGAACAAGAGTTTTTAGATTGGTGTAAAGATGAAGTTGTAAAATATACGAATAATCATTTAGATAAATCAGATAACAAGCAAATAACAAAAGATGACGTGTTTATGGTTTGGTGTGCTAAAGTTTTACAAAATAACAAAGCATTATTAAGTACAACTTTATTTGACGGAATGTATTATGAATGTACATACAATGGAGATAAAAAAGAAATGTACATAGATGCTTATAAGAAATGGGAGAATTACAAAGTTGAGCAAAAATAAGTATGGAAAAGAAGATTATGATTTCCTTTTAGGCATATATGCCTTTGTAGGAGTATACGCTCTAGCATACACAATATTTTCAATAGTATTAGCAATACTTCATATACATCTATCAAATGCTATAGACTGGATAGCAAGTATTGTTCTATCAATACTTAGTATTGTTTATGTAGTAAGATTGAATATAAAAAGAGCAGAATTGATAGAAAGAAAGAAGGAATAGTATGTTTGATATAAAACAATTATTAGGACTATCTAAAGCGGGGGAGGTGAATTACATGATTCCGTTTGATTGGATGTCAGAAAGTTTTAATAATTATGTAAGAAGAATGCAAGGAATAAGTAAAAAGACTAAATGGGAAAGAAATAGAAGATAAGTTTACATAATTCAACCTTCTAAAATCAATTCTAAGGTACTTGTAAAAAGTCCCTTGATAGTTTATACATTTGGAAATAAATAGAAATTACATAAAGAATGATTAAATGGAAAAATTATTTGATTTTGTATCATTACCTAGTGATGCTATAGAAGTTAAAGTAATAAAAAGACCAAAACAGAAACCTTTAAAGAAACTAAAATTAAATGGGGCTACTTATTATTTATCTGAAGATAATGAAAATTATTATACTTTCGAATATAAAAGTTTCACTAAGGATAAAGTAAAAAGCCAAGTAGTAGCAAGTATATTCAACAAAGCAAAGTGTAAAAATGTAGATTGGTTTGAGTTAGCTCAATTATACAACGATAAGATAAATGAGTATAATCAAAAATCTTATGTACATGACCAATATATCACAGATATAATATTGACCGAAATATATAAATTAACAAGATAATAAAGTCCGAAAGGGCTTATTTTTATGCTCCGAAACGAGGGTAAACTAAGTACTTTGGGGGCTAGTACTCCGAGGGACTAAATTCTTATTTAAATACTATGAGGGCTAGTACTTCATGGGGAAAGAGGTAAAAAATGATAATCAAAAAAGATTTGTTAGAAAAATTAAACGATATAGATGAAAATGCCGATGTTACTGAAATCTTAAAAGGGATTGATGGAATAGCAGAAGTTAAAGAAATACCTTTTGATGTAAATAAATTGACTGTTGAGGATTATAAAAATATTCTTGAAACAAATAAAGCGATACAAGGATATAATCAATCTCAATTAGATAGTGCTGTATCTAAAGGTGTTGAAAGTTTTAAAACAAAAAAAATGCCTGGAATTATAGAGAGTGAAATAAAAAAAGCAACTGCTCCAAAACATGAAACTCCTGAACAAAAGGCTCAAAGAGAACAAATGGAAGCTATGGAAGCAAGACTTAAAGAGATGGAAGAAAAGAATGCTGCAACTGAAAAGAAAAATGCAGAAAACGAAGCTAAATTAGCTCAAGAAGGTAGAATCAAAGAAAGTCGTACTTATCTAGCAGAAATGAAATATCCAAAACAAGTCGAAAATTTCTTAGAGTTTGTAGTTGGTGAAGATATGGATATCAGTAAACAAAATATTGATAAATTAGCTAATGCATTTAGCGAATATGGACAAGAAGTCCTTAAAACTGATATGACAAATAATCCATTTAATCCTAGCAGTGGAGGAAATGGGGATCCGGTTGATCATGTTCAAGCTCAAGTAAATCAAATTTTAGGCTTGTCATAAAAATAAATTAATTAGGAGGTGTTTAGCATGGCTAACACAATACAATACGCACAAATTTTACAAAATGCATTAGACAAACAAATGGTACACGAATCATTAACAGGCTGGATGGATGCCAATGCAGGTCAAGTTAAATATAATGGTGGTAAAGAAGTTAAAATACCTCAATTATCAATGGATGGACTTGCTAACTATGATAAACAAGCTGATAGTGGATATACTAAAGGCTCTATCAAATACGAATACAAAACTTACACAATGACACAAGATAGAGGACGTAAATTCCAAATAGACTCTCAAGATGTTGATGAAACTAACTTTGTATTAACAGCAACAACAATAATGGGTGAATTCCAAAGAACTAAAGTTATACCTGAAGTAGATGCTTATAGATTAAGTAAATTAGCAACAACTGCCATGAGCGTGGCTAATGATGAAAACGTAGAATACGGATACACTGTAGCAAATTCAACTGTTATAGCTAAAATTAAAAAAGGTATAAAAACATTAAGAGAAAAATGCCATAATGGAACACTAGTTATTATGTGCAACTATGACACACAACTAGCTATAGAAGAAGCTGCATTAGGTAAATTAGCATCTGTATCTTTTTCCCAAGGTGGAATAAACACTAAAGTTCCAGCTATAGATGGATGCCCAATTATACCAGTTCCACAAAATAGACTATATAGTGCAATCCAATTATATGATGGTTCGACTAGTGGTCAAACTACTGGCGGATACATTAAAGCAACTTCTGGATTAGATGTTAACTTTTTAATCATGCCTTTAGATTTACCTTTAGCAGTAACTAAACAAGATATCATGAGAATATTTGATCCTGAAACTAACCAAAGTGCAAATGCATGGGCTATGGACTATAGAAGATATCATGACTTATGGGTATTAGAAAGTAAAAAAGAAGGGGTATATGCAAATATAAAAGATGCAAAACCTAATCAATAAAGTAATTAATAAGGTAATTTTATGTTTGAAATAAAAAAACAAAATGTCCATAGAACAGTAGAAACAATGGAACAAGTACAAAAATATATTGCTGAAGGGTATGAATTAATCAAGGATTTAAACGAACAGAAAAGTGAAAATTTTTCATCAGTTGATATTGATTCTTTGAATTTTAATAATCTAAAAACCTTGGCTAAAGAAAAAAAGATTAAAGGCTATAGTACAATGACAAAAACAAACTTAATTAAAGCTTTAAAGGGGTTGTTATAAATGACTTCTTATGATTTGTTATTACAAAAACATTTCCCTAATATAAATGAATCTGATTTAGCTATGCATAAACAATTAGCTACTCAAAAGCTATTACTTTATTTTAAGAATAGACTTAATAGAAATATAACAGCTGAACAATTAGAAACAGAGTACGGATCCGCTCTGTTTCTTTTGGTTTCTAATGCTATTAATTTTAATGCTAACTATTCAAGCGTAAAGGGAATTAAATCGATTTCACAAGGGAATAAGAAAACCACATTTGATGAAAGTGTAAGTTCTATCAATTCAGGTGGAGCTTATGATATAACTGATGAAATAAAGGAACTTTTACCTGTAGCAGCAGTTAAATTGAGGGGTTAGGTGATAAATATGTTTGGATATGACGAAGATAGTGCAACTTTATTTAATATTTCTTTAGATGAAAAAAGAAAACCAGTTTATCACCGTACTTTTTTAACAGGTATAGATTGGCAACAAGCTACAGGAGTTAAATTTTTAAAGACAACTGGTTCATCTGCCGATATAGATAATAAAATTTTAATATTTGTAAAATATGGGGCCTATGAAGGCAAATCTTATATAGGCCCTAAAAAATTTAGTCAACTTGAAGATAAAAGTAATTATTATACATTCAACGAAGGAGAAGATATACTCCTAAAAGGAATACATGACATTGAAATCACTAATTCTCAAGAGTTTAACGATATTCAAAGAAATTATGATGATGTAGTTAAAATTATTAATGTTACTAAGTGTGAATTAACTAAGCACTTTGAATTAGGATGTGAGTAAATTGGGAGGATTAATAGCAAAAGCAAAAATTCAAATAGATTATGACAAAGTTATAAGTAAAAGTAAACTTGAGCAAGGGCAAAAACAATTTGTAAGTCTTGTTAGAAGTAAATCTGACCCATATGTACCTTTTTTAAGTGGAGATTTAAAAAATACTGCTAAAGAAAATAAAAAAAGTATTACATATAGTCCTTATCACAGAGGTTTAAAATCATATGCAGCTAAAAATTATTATACAAATGCAGGTATGGGAAGACAAGGTTTGAATAGAGGTGGAAAAAGAGGTAGAATGTGGGTTCCACGAATGTGGGTCAATGAAGGTGATTCAATAGTAAATGAAGTTGCTAAAACCATTGGAGGAAAAGCTACAAAATGACAATTAACTTAAATGATATTGAAAAAAGAACTGTTACAGATAAATTAATAGACTTTTTTTTATCTTGCCCTTTAATTAATGAAAAATCACCTATTTCAGCTGATTACATAGGAGATGAGATACAAATCTATTCAATTGACGGGTCGCCTTCTGAAACTATCATAAAAACTTATATTGATGGTTCTACAGAAAGACAATTAATATTTGATTTCACTAGTAGAGAAAGTGTCGAAGCATACAATAACGAGAAAAATATTAGCTTTTATGAAAAATTAGCTGAATGGGTTGAAATACAAAACATTCAAGGAAATTTACCTCAATTAAACTACCCGCTTATTCCTGAAAAAATTGAAGTTTTAACTCATGGATATGTTGAACAAATGAGTGCTAATAAAGCAATTTATGTTATTCAAATGAAATTTATTTATACAAAAATGGCTGAATAGCCTAAAAGGAGGGATTATAATGGCTTTAAAAAGAAAAGATTTTGCTGATTATTTAAATGTAAGTAAAACACAAGAAGCATCATATGTATTATTAGGCTATGGTGTTGAAAGTTTAGACGAAGAACCAGGTGCTCAAACTGATACAACTTGTTATATTAATGATGAAACTTCTTCTACAACTATAACTAAGTATGAAACTCAATTCCCTTATACTTCTGAAATTATAATAGAACAAGAAGCAATAAAAAGTTTATACTTAACTGGCAGAAACCATGAAACTGGAACAGATGCAGAAAGGGATTATGTTCGTGTAGATATGTTTGACCCTGTTTCAGATAGTGCTGGAACTTACAATGCAAGAAAATTTAGAGTTGCAAATGAAGTTTCGACTTTTAGTGGAGAAGGTGGAGAAAAAATGAAAGTAGAAGGTACTTTACATGCAATAGGAGATCCTATTCAAGGAACTTTTAATGTAACTACCAAAACATTTACACCAACCACTACACAAACTTCTAATACACAACAAAACCAAGCTACTGAATAATAAAAAATAGGAGGTTAAAATATGAATTTTAAAATAAATGGTGTTGAAGTAGAGTTTGATTTTTTTGATATGGATGAAAAGGAAGATTTTGATGCAATATTTTTAACAGCTAATGAAAAAATACAAAAATTAAGTAATGAGCATAAAGATTTTGATACAAAGTTTGGAAAAGCATATTGTGAAGTAATAGTTAATATGTTCGAAGATTTATTTGGTGAAGAAAAGACTTATGAAATTTTCCAAGGAAAAACAAATATAATGAAATGTACAACGGCAGTAAAAGATTTAGCTAAGGCTAAATTAGAACATGATAAATTATTCCAAGAAACTTTAAAAGAAATTACTGGATTAGATATTGATGTATTTGGTGAAAAACCATTAAATAGAGAGCAACGTAGAGCTAGAAAAAAATATAATCAATGAACTTAAATATTTTAACCGATTATTTACCTACAACAATAGAAGTTCAAGGAGTGCGATATCCAATTAACTGGGATTTTCGCACTTCTATTCTATTTGAACAGTTAATGATGGATGACAATGTTGATGAAGAAAAAAAACCATGGGAGGCTCTTAATCTCTATTTTGGATATGAAATTGAAACAATTAAATGTATTAATACAAGTAACATGAATGAATTTACAAAACAAATGCTACTTTTTTATAGATGTGGTAAAGAAATAGAAACTTCTCAAGATAACGGAGAAAACAACTCAGAAACTCAAAAAATATATGATTATGAATACGATAGTTCATATATTTATGCTGCATTTTTACAAATTTACAGAATAGACCTTCAAGATATTGAAGATTTACATTGGTGGAAGTTTAAAGCTTTATTTAATTCTTTAACAGATGATTGTAAATTCATGAAAATACTAGGATATAGAAATGTTGATTTATCTAAAATCAAAGATAAAGAAAGAAAAAATTTCTACAAACAGATGAAAAAAATATATGCTTTACCAGGTTCGATTAAAGAAAAAGAAAAACAAGCTTTAATAAACGAAATGTTGATGAGAGGTGAAGATCCTAGAGAATTATTAAGACAATAATTTATTTTCGTACTATAATATATATAGGGGGGATGAATTATGAAAAAGGAATCTCAAATCGATTTAAAAGTTGTTTTTATTATTGCAATAATTATTTTTAGTTTAAGCATATTAGTTGTTGTAGCTAAAACATTAGCAAATACAGAAAATGAGAAAGATATACAAAATACTGAACAAATTTATATTTTAAACGATACTGAAACTAAAGAAGTTTTTTCTAAGTATCATAAACTTTACAAAGAAAGTATTGATTTAATAGATGAAGGTATTAGCGGGAAAATATCCAAGAAAATTTATAATGAAACAAAAAATTCAGCTGATGATATAAGAAATCTTAATTTGAAAGAAGAATATAAATCAGATCAAAACAATTTAGCATTAACTTTTGAATATTTAAATAAGTCAATGCAAGCTTATAATGATTATATTTATTTTCAAGTCAATAGAAGAGATAAATTTGATACGAGTTATAAGCATTGTTTAGATGATTATAATGATTATCTAAATAAATCACAAGCATATTACAGTTTAATAGATTAATTTCAAGAACACTTCGGTGTTCTTTTTTTATGCCTAAAAAAGGAGGTGAGAGCAAATGGCGGCAGATGGAAAAGTTGTTATAGAAGTTTTACTAGAATGTGATAAAGTAGAAGGCCAATTAAATGAACTTAAAAATGCTTTTGCGGATTTAGGTAGTGTTGGAAATGTATTTGGCGAAATGAGTTCTCTTGTAAATACATTTTCAAGTACTTTTAGGGCCTTAGAAAAGGTGGTAGGTCCAGTAGCGGCTGGTGTTGTCGCATCTATAACTACAATAGTAACTGCTTTTACAAAGTTATATGATGCAAGTAAGAAAAACTTCTTTGAAAATTTACAAAATATATCAGAAAAACTCCAGCCAATTGTAAGCATTGTTCAAAATGCTACAAGTACAATTTTAAATTGTTTTAGTCAAGTCACTGATTTTTCATTTGATTTTAGTTCGTTAATGGCAGATGCAATTGAATTTGAAAGTTCTATGGCACGAGTGTCAGCTATAATGGGTGTTGTTGGTGACGATATAGGTGTTTTAACTGAAACTACAAGACAATACGGAGCAACCAGTAGGTACACCAGTGTACAGGTAAGTGAAGCTTTTAGCTATATGGGTATGGCCGGATTTTCATTACAAGAGTCACTCGCGTCAATCCAAGATGTTTTAAATTTAACTACGATTGGAGCCACAGATCTCAGGCACAGCTAGTGATATTGTCACTGATGGGTTAACTGCACTATCGATGTCAGCATCTCAAGCCTCTAATTTTGTTGATTATATGGCTGCAGCTATTACTAGAAGTAATACTACTGTGGAATTAATGGGTGAAACAATGAAATACGCAGGTAGTGTTGCTGGTACTTTAGGCGTATCCATGGATGATTTATCAGTAGCTATAGGCCTTATGGCCAATAGTTCAGTGAAGGGAAGTCGTGCAGGGACTGCATTAAGAACATTGTTATCAAATTTAAGTGCTCCTACCGATTCAGTGGCAACTGCTATGCAAAAATATGGTATATCTCTTATTACTGCAAAAGATGGTTCTGTAGACTTGGATAAAACTTTAAGAAATTTAAGAACAAGTTTGAAAGGATTACCTTTAGTAGAACAAGCGGCCGCTTGTAAAAATCTTGCTGGTAAAACTGGTATGACAGGTCTTTTGGCTATTGTTAATGCAACTGATGAGGCTTATGATAGTTTAACTGCTAGCGTTCAAAACTCTACTCAAACAGTTTCATACTGGAATCAAAATTTAGGTGAAATGGGTATTACAGGTAAAGAGTGTAGCGATAGAATAGAAACATTGAAAGAGGTACTTGGTGAAACGGAATATCTAGGTGCAGCTTTTAATATGACAACTCAAGACATGGCACTTGCATTACAAGTTTTAGGCTCTAATGCAAAAGTAACATCTGATAATGTAGAGGATTTATTTAGTGTTTTAGATGCCATGAGAAATCCTACAAAATTTCAACAACAACAATTTAAAAAATTAGGACTAACTTATAGAGAAATTAATGATGATGCTTTTGACTATAGCGCTACCTGTGACATGATAAATGAGAATACTGTAGGTATAGTAGATAATGCTAAAAAATTAAATGGAGTTTTAAGCAAACAAGAAATAATTGATAAATTAAGCCCTAATATGTCTTTAAAAGAGGCAAATGCGGTACTAAAAGAATACGGATTAAATGCCAAAAGTGCATCAACTGGACAAATAGATTTAATAGCCAATTTAACTCAATTAAGAAATAAATTTAAAGGAATGGATGAATCTACTAGAGAAGCAACGTTGAGTAATTTAGGTTTATCTGATTCTTTAGATGAAATAAATGAAATCTGTAATTTATCTGATGAACAATTTAAAATGTATTGTGACAATTTAAAATTAGTTACAGGTTTATCAGAAAAAATGGCTGAAGCAATGGATGAAACTACTAAAAATAAATTATTAGTATTATCATCTGCTTTACAAGATGTTGCTATTGAAGGGTTTGAAGCATTAAAGCCAGCTATTCAAGGTGCATCTGAAAAATTAGCTAACTTTTTTAGTATTTGGAGAAGTGGAAATTCAAGTGGCGAAACCGAAAAGGGTCAAGCTTTATATACATTTGATAATTTAAAGAAGGCATTAGATAATTTACTAAATGATATAAAAAATGCAGATATTACAGGAGCAATACAAACAGCAATTTCTAAAGTAAATACATTTATAACACAAGGTGGATTAAGTAGAGTATTAGACATAGGCAAAGAAATTATACATCAAATTTGCCAAGGTATTATAAATAGTAGAGGCGATATAAGAGAAGGTATTTCAAGCGCAATCAAACAAATCTCTGAATTTGTTAGAGATGTAGCCCCAGAAATAGAAGAGGCCGGAAGAGTTATTTTAGATGCTATTAGAGATGGTATAAAAAATAATTCACAAGATATTCATGATGCTTTAGATGGAGTAGCATCTGTTATGAATTCTTGGATACAAGGTAGTGAAGAAATAAAATCATTGACTGGTAATTTTGCAGATATATTTATTGATAGTTTAATTGAAAATCTTAAATCTAGGACAGTCGGAAGGGCAAGTGAATTATGGAATGCAGCTACAAGTTGGTTAACACATTCCAAACCAGATTTCTCTAAAGGTTTGACTGGATTTTTTACAAAAATATCTGATTGGTTTACTGGTGAATCTTATGCTGCTGAAACAACTGGAAATGAAAAAGAACTTAGTACAAACAAGAAAAACAGTAAAAATAGCAATAAAATAAACAGTAAACTTTCTAGTATGGATGTTAGTGAAATAAAAGCTTTACAAACTCAATTAACAGCATTACAAACAACTGCTCAAAATGTTTCTAATTCTATTTCACAAAGTTTTACAAATATGCAAAATACTATGAGAACTAGTTTAGTTGGATGCGCCAATATAGCTAGAAATCAGTTTGTAAGTATAACTAATGTTGCAAGAAATCAATGTTTAAATGTGTCTAATATAGTTAGAAATCAATTTGTATCAGTTAGCAATATTATTAAAAATCAAGTAACAAATGCTAGAAATGCTTTAACAACACAAATGATTTCAATTAAAAATGTAACTAATACACAAATTACAGCAGCAAGAAATGCCGTTACAACTCAAATGATTTCTATGAAAAAGGTTATAACAACTCAAAGTAGGGAAGCAAGGAACAACTTTACTAGTCAAATGATTTCTATGAAGAATGTGGCTAGGACTCAATCTACTCAAATAGGCCAAGCAGTTGCTAGTGGTATGGCTACTGGTATTAGAAATGGTACTGCTAGAGCAGTAAGTGCTGCTAGAAGTCTTGTAAATCAAGTCAATGCTGAAATGAAAAAGACTGCTAAGATAAATTCTCCTTCAAAGATAACTACTAAATACGGTGAATATTTAGATGAAGGTTTAATTGAAGGTATGAAAAACAAATCTAAAGAATTATATTCAGTTGCTAGAAGTATAACAACAGAAATGAATGAAAATATGAAAGCAGCCGTTCATGGCGAAATTGCTTTATTTAATTTAAATGCTAGTAATAACAACGAAAGTAAAATTATTAATACAACTAATAATAATTTTAGATTAAGCGATGAAGATATTCAAAAATTAGCAGATGCTAATGCACAAAGACCAGTTTCAGTTGAAACGAAAGTAGGAGAAAGTACACTTGCTAAAACTATAGCTAAACCAATTGAAAATTTTAATAAAACTGATACTAAAAGATTAAATAGATTGAAGGGGGTAACAATATAATGTTCAAATTTAATGGCATAGATTTAGAGCTATATGTAAAAGTTATAGAAATTAGTAAGCCAATGATGTCAAGAACCAATTATTTTAAAGAAAATCCTTCAAGAAATGGAACAAGTTATCAGGGATACAAATATAATGACAAAGACATAGAGGTTAAATTTGACATAAAAGGTAATACGGATGCAGAAGTTCAAAATTTAGCTGATAGTCTTTGCTCTATTTTTGATGTTGACGAGCCAAAAGAATTAGTAGTTGATGATAATAAAAGAATTTACTTAGCAATTCCAAACGGAGATATAGATCAAGATAAAATTGCTAAGGGAATTAGGAGAATAAAAATGTCTTTTAGTTGTCCTATACCTTTTTCACACAACCCAACTGCAAAACTTTATAGTGGTGAAAAAACAATTGAAATTAAAAATGAAGGAAATGTAAGTACTCCTGGAATTGTAAATGTGGCTTTTGGAGGAGATGCTACCTATTGTCAAATTGACGGTGAAGATGGAAAAGCAGTTTTAATTGGTGAATATCCATCATTGATGAACACAAAAGTAGAAACATCTTCTGTTGTTGTTGATGAAAATTGTGAAACCACTTCAAGATTTGTATCTGTAAACGGAGAAGTTGATGCAAATAGAAGTATCACAGGTACTATACAACCAAATGCAAGTGGTAGTAGCTGGTGCATTAAAGCATCTGATTATGGCACTGGTGAAAAGTGGCATGGTCCCGCATTACGTTACAATTTACCTTCTAATTTAACTGATTTTGATTGTAAAATGGAATTATATCATGATTCATCAGGAAAACTCGAATACAATGAAACTTATTCTACTGAAGAATCATCTCGTTATAAAGTTACGGTATCTTTACTTAATATGAGAGCAAGCAGAACTACCAGTTCTGCTATTCTTACTCAGATGAAAAGAGGTACATATTTAAACATCATACAAGTTGTGGATGGATGGCTAAACACAACATATAATGGCAAAACTGGTTGGGTAAAAATATCTGCTGGACTTACTAAGGTAACTACTGTAAGTACAACTTATTATACAACTGATGAATTAAATTTAAGAGCAGGTCGTGGTACAAATTATAGAATTTTAACTGTTATTCCTAAAAATAAACCTTTAATCGTTTACACAAATACAAAATCTGGCAATTGGGTACAAGTAAAATATAACGGAATAACAGGATATGTTCATACTAAATACATAATCGAAGGGAATAAAGTACAAATAGATACTGATGAAGAGTTTGAAACTGCAGAAGATAAATTAGGAATAATCGAGATTTATGGTTATGATCAAGCTGGTAATAAACTTTTTAAAGCAATGCTGTGTGATGAAAATGAATATTATGAATCAACATATCCACTAATTCAAGTAGGAAATGTATATTTTTTACAAGATTTTTCTTTTAGCGTTCCAAAACCAAAACAAAGTACTACTTCATCTGGTAGCGATGATAATCTAACTGTAACTATAAAAAATCTAAAAAGTGGTAAATACGGAAATTGGAATGAATTTAGAGGTTATTTTAGAATAGTTCGAGATAAAAATGAATGGTATGCAGAAATTGTAAAATACAATTCTCAAGGCAATGTAGAAAGAAGTTTACAAAGCAAAAAAATTAAGAGTGAGAATTATCCTACAGGATCTTTAAATCACATTGTCATTTATTTTGCAAAATATGCAGATAAAGAAGTTGTTGATACAATGACCTTTAATCGATTACTTATAAAAAAATTAAGTGAAACAACACAAGAAGATACAGACATTATAAGATTTAAACAAGGAGATGAACTTCAAGTAGATTTTGCAAATAATGAAGTATTAATAAATAATATCAAAAATATGGAATATGTTAATGTTGGAAGTAGTTTTTTTGAAATCCCTCCTGGCTCATTTACAATGAAAATCTCTTCTGATGCTAGTATTACAAGTTCTATTATTTTTAATGAAAGGTGGTTGGATTAGTGGAAAAACTGGTAACAGAAATTTATATTTTAGACAGAAAAAAGAAAATAATAGATGTTTTATCTAATAATGGGACTAATCCTTCTAGTCCTTTTTTTGATGATCTTTTTACAATGTATTTAGATACAGGAGCCGATACCTTTGAATTTTCTACTATTTTTAATGAAAGAACTAGCAATATAGAAAATGGGTATTTTGTTCTTTTTAATTTTAAAAATAATTTTAAATTATTTCAAATAATGAATTCAAAAAACGAACATATTAATGGAATACTTATAAAATCTTGCTATTGTGAAACTATTGGTCTTGAACTTATAAATAAAGTAGTAAGAAAATCTACAATAGACGGAGATGTATCAACTTTTTTTTCACTAGTCTTACAAGATTCAAGTTTTGAATTAGGCTATGTAGATTCTACCATTACTGATTTTAAAAGTGTAATCATAGAAAAGCCTACACCTATATATACTGTAATTCAAAACAATCTTGCAACTTATAATATTGAAATTGAGTTTACTGTAGAAATAAAAAATAATAAAATAAGCAAACAATATGTAAATATATATAGAAAAAGAGGGAAAAATACACATGCTCGATTTGAATATTCTACTAATGTGGATAATATAAAAAAGACTGAAGATTTAACTGATTTCTGTTCAGCATTAATAGGAGTTGGAGCAAATGGTATAGATTTTAAAGATGTGGAATGGATAAAAAGCAATGGTAATCCAACTGATAAGCCTTTAAATCAAGATTTTGTTGTAGATGAAACTGCACATCAGTACTTTCACAATGATGATGGAAGCTATATTACAGGAACATATGAAAGCAATGCAAATAATTCTGCGGATTTACTAGATGAAACATGGAAAGAACTACAAACCAGAAAGCAACCTAAAATAGATTATGAAACTAGTATTGTTTTATTTAATGAAGATATTGATATTGGAGATACAGTTTATGCTATAGACCATGAATATACACCTAATTTATATTTAGAGGCTAGAGTTAGTAAGCTAGAAATTAGTTTTACTGATTGGCACAATAAAAGCAAATGTACTCTATCTAATTATAAAGAGGTAAAAAGTAAAATATTGAATTTATCTAATACTGACGATATTTTTGGAGAAATTTTAGAATTTTTAGGTGGAATAGGTGTAGGAAAATTAACCGATAAAGATATTGCTAAAATTCAAGAATATCTTAATCAAATGGGTTTAGAAAAAAAAGAAATTGATGAATTATTTGAAAAAATATATGATATTATTGACCCTCCACCAAAACCGCCAACTGGAGATGAGGACAAATATGAGCCTATTTATTTAACTACTTACAAAAATGGTGTTTGGGTTGGTGATGATAGATTTTATGATATAAAACATTCCAACACTGTATCTAATGTAGATTCAGAAAATGATCAATACACTCAAGCTTTATCACTGTATCAACAATATAATATTGGTAAAAAGCAAAATAGCTCATATCTTGAAAATGTAATGGCTAGTAGCAATCAATATAAATTATATGTTATGGTTAACTATTATAGTAATAAATTTGGTTTAGATCCTCAATTGATATATGCTGTTATTATGGGAGAATCTAGCGGCAATCCATCTGTACATGGACAAAGCGCTGGAAGTGGTTATGGATTATTTGGAATAGAACGTTCAGTTTTTTTTCAAGGATTTAAAGGTACAAAAGCAACAACTATAAAATATTTAGATGGAACAAGTGAAAGTTTTTATCCAAGTACATCTAATATGACTCCAGGTAAAGGCGGAACAACTATAATTAGTGGAGTAACAGTAGATAAAAACATATCCAATCAAATTAAATTAGGTTGCCATTTACTTAGACAAGCTATTGACACTTGTCATGGTAATATTTTTGCTGCACTTGTTTCATATAATATGGGTATAGGTTCACTTTATTGGATTATAAGCAAATATGTTTGTAATACTTACAACTATACATTTGTAGATACTTATAGTTTAAGTAAACAATCTAATCAAGTACAAACTAAAGTTTATGAAGAATTAGATAGTTTAAAATTTAATTTTGCTGCTTATAGGCAAGTTTTTAAAGATACTAAAGGATTAGGTACACCAACAAATGTTGAAGGTTACTTGCAATGGTATAAAATTGTAAATGGTCAATTACCTTATTATAAAGATAAAAATGGCGACAAATTAGGTTATGGAGTGGGAAAATCTACACCTAAAGCCCAAGCTCAATTAAGCTCAACAGACACTAGAAATAAAATAGTGGAAACAGCAAAAACAATTGTATCACAACATGTAGATTTAAAAATTGCAACTTATGACCAATCATATAGAACTTGGAATTTTAAAAAACCTAATAAACGTAGTGGTACATTTTGGGGAATAAAAAATCCAATTTGTTATGATTGTTCTTCATTTGTTAGTTGTTGCTATGGAGAAGCTGGAGTGTCTAGTTTGTTTCATAGCGATACTTTATGTGCTGCAGGGACACTCGTAAAATATGCAACGGCAAAAGAAGGATATAAAATGTGGAAAGTTACAAATGCGAGTTTATCAGAGGCAAAGCCTGGTGATGTCGTTATGGATGCTGATTTTGTAGTTACTTCTAGTAATTGCAATAAAACTACAATGACGAAATATAAAGCAACACATCATACTATGATTTATATTGGAGATGGAAAAGTAGCACATTCTTCACAATGGGCATATTGGCCAAATGCAATAAAGATATCTAATATTAGTTATTATATCAATAAAGGTACAGCATTTTTCTTAAGACCTTATGATTTAGCAGAAATTGATAATATAACAAATACGGAAACACCTCCAGTTGAAGAAACAGATTTTAACGAAGTATATATAAAAGCGCTTAGATTAGCAAATGCATATGATTTTTATAATAATAATAATCTTCTTACTCAAGTAAAAGGTTTTTACAGTGATGATAATAAAGTTTATCCTGATGTTACGCCATATATACTTATACATTTTGGCATAAATGATTTAACACAAAAAGGCATAGATGGTATAAAAACATTAGCTATTATTATGAAAAATAAATATAGAAATACTCCTGTATTTATTTTAAAAGAGTTACATGTTGGAACTGTTTATGCAAACTATGAAACAGTAAATACAAGTATAGATGAATTCAATGCTCAATTAAAAACATTTTGTAATGAAGAAGACAATATATTCTTTTTAGACATTTCTAGCGATGTTGAAACTTACACAGGTGTTTTAAATTCAGAATATACAACTGATGGATATAGATTTAAAGATGATACTAGTAAGATGGTGTTTTATAATGCAATAGTAAGCAAGCTACTATCAACACCTATAGGTTATAAAGAAAAGAGTAATACAGGAAGTTCTAGTGAAGAAAATCCTGACACTTCTATAGATGCCACAACTGTGTCAATAGTTATGCAAGCAAATAAAAAATATACCTATGGCATTGTAAAAGAACTTACATTTTTATTACCAACAGTAGTTGCCGATTCATTTTATAGTAGAATTATTTTCAAAACACCTAAAGATTCTGAACCTATAAAATATTCTCAGTCTAAAATAGTTTACTTACAAGGAACTGATTGTATAAATGGACAATTAATTCCTAAAGCAGATACTACTTATAATATAATTGTAATGCCAAATGCAAATAAAGAATTAACATCGGAAAAATATTATGGATCTGTTACTGGAATAAGCAATGGTGGAAGCTATAAAGAATTTACTACATTTGTTGGCGGAGCTAAAGTATCTGAAATAGCTCAAACATATTTAAATCAAACTGGTTTAAGATATGGAGAATTCTCTTTTAAAATTAACTTAGAGCCAACAAATTTTCCGAATAATATGAGCGGAAATTTAAATAAATGGTACGATTCTAGTGTAAATAAAGCAAATATAGATGGTAGTTCTCTAGTGATGCTTGCTTATTTAGGCATAACTTATGAAAATAGTGCTTATAATAATCATTCTTTAAAAAAATTAGTTAAAAACACCAATCATAGTTGGACATTTAAATTTCCACGTATAGCATCAGAACAAGCTAGATATTGTATTCAAAAAGGTTGGGTTCTAAATGAGGCTGATTTAACTAATTTTACGAATTTAAAAGCAGGAGATTTATTATTTTATGATAGTGATACTTTTGATAATGAAAGATTTATGAATATATCACATGTTGCAATTTGTGTAGGTGAAGTAGACGGAGTTATGTCTTTAATAGAAGCAACTATCTGTGAAAATGGAGTAAGAGTTAAATCTGTTGAATCTACTACTTCAGACAAATTATTATTTGTAGCTAGACCAAGAATATTATCTTAAGGAGAGTGGTTATTATGAACAAAGAAACGGTAACTAGAGAGTATAATAACTACTCTGATAGTTATAATGCTTTATTTAATATACTTACTAATGTGATAGCAAACAAAGAAATAAAACAGGATGATGTATATGATTTAGAAGAGGCACATGCATCTTATGTTAATAATGCTGAAATTATAAGGACAGCATTAAATCAAGAAGATGAAAATATTGCGACAGATAAGCTTGAAAAAAGTAAAGTTATTACAAAAGAAACTATTTTAGATCTTCTAACAGAAGGTGGTACAAGAAATATATTCTATCAAGGCAATGATGGAGAAATATTAATTGATGGTCAAGGTGTACCAGCTCTTGTTTTATTAGCAAAGAAATTGAATTTAATAGCAACAGATGGAGAAGATGAGTCAAGTATTACATTGACACCTACATTTATACAATTGTTAGCAGCTAGTGATATACTTCTAGGAGCAAATAATATAAAACTTGAAGGTTATACCACTATTAATGGTGGCTTTAAAATTGATGAAAATGGCAATATGGAAGCTAATGATGGAAAATTTAAAGGTAATATAGAAGCTACAAGTGGGAAAATATCTTCAGACTTAGAAGTAGATGGTCTTAATGTATCAGGAACATTAACAGCAGATGCATTAAATGTTAGACAACTTAATTATTTTAATGACGGAATTACATCTGATATTAGTCTTACAGTTGATACATCTATAACAGATACTCCAAATATATTTGAAAATAACGGCAAATTTAATTCCTTACAAAGAGCAATTGAATCTATTCCAAAAAATCTTAATGGATATACAGTAAGTATAGCAGTTAATTCAATATTGTATGAAAATATAACTATTAAAGGATTTAATGGTGGAACTTTATACGTTCTGTTTAATAAAAATAATTACGGCAATATACTGGGCCATAATTGTGGAGCAGAAATATTATTACAAGGAACCGGAACAACTACACAAGTTTTAGTCAGCAATTATAAAACTACAGGAAATGTAAACATGCGTACTGGTGGAGATACTTCTTATAATATCGTTCAAACAGTCCCTTCTGGAGCAGTATTATTACTTACAGATTTTAACAGCAACGGATGGGGTTATACTACATATAATGGAAAAAGTGGATGGATGAGTACAAATACTTCATATATGGTAAAAGAAGAAGTTTACCAAACAAGTGGAACATCTACAGCTATACAACCCAATGAATTGATAACTCAAGATGGATATAATTTTGCTGCAGTATTTCGTAATTGCCCTTATGTTGCTATATATAATTTAGAATTATATAGTAAAACAGGAGATGCTAACAATTATACTGTGGGATCTATAAGAGGGTCTTATTTAGATATAGAAAATAGTAAATTATGTGGTAGTGAAAATGGAATATTAGCAAATAGAGGAGGAAGAGTATTTGAATCAAATGTTACAGGTAAAGTTAATAGTATTGCTCAAAAGGTAGAATTAAGCGGAACAATTTATATAAATGATGGTACAACTGTAAATGGTACAATATCTAAAGACAATTCATCTCAAATTATATATTCTGAATTTGGAGCAGTAAAGGATAATACAAGTAATGTAGGAACAAATACTAATACTACAACTGCTACATCTGCAGTAACTATATATAGCAATAGCGGTAATACATATAGACATAATATCTATACGGGCTATAAAAACGACAATACTGTACGCCAGGGTGATTATGGTTTTGGCGATTGTGATGGAATTTGGCTATTTGGCAGTCAATTTGCTAACAAATTAAAAGGAAAAAATATCACTAAAATATCATTAATTGTTAGTAGATTAAAAAGTGGAATATACGGAAATGTTACAGGAATATTAAAAATGCACAATCATACAATACAGCCTTCTACTGCTCCTGTATTCACATCTGGATGGAGTAAAGAGTTCGTAATGACAATAAATACTTCAATGACAATTGAAATAACTGATGCCACTGTATTAAATGCTATAAAAAATGGTACTTGTGCAGGATTTGGTGTACAAGCCGACTACGATAAAGCACATTATGCTACGTATGAAGGGACTTGTACATTAGTTGCTACTATACAAGGATAAGGAGGGCCAACATGAAAGAAATTTTAAGAGATTATACAATTGATTTTGATCTAATAACAGGAAAGATAACTTCAGATTATATTTCTTTTTTTATTACAGATAAAAATGTATCAACTTTATTCGTAAAATTAAAAGCAATTAATAACGATAATATTGTTGCTTATCTAAAAAATTCAGAAGTTACTAATCACAGTTTAAATTTAAAAGTTAAAAAACCTAAAACTGGAGAAACAGTTAATAAAACAGGTAAAAAAATTCAAGGTGAAGATGATGAAATTGCTATATTTAGATTTGATTTAGAAACTAAATTTACAAATCAAGCTGGAGATTGTAACTGTGAATTGTTTGATACTTTTATAGAAAACAGTTTAGAAAAACTAGTAAGTAGTAAAACTTTCCCTTATACAGTTTCACCAAGTGCTACTGCAGATGCTACGCCTGAAAATCCTAATCCTGGAACAGGTGGAACAACAAGTATTACATATGATGAGACAAACGAATTATTAGTGTTTAATTCGGTTACTACTGAAAATGAGTTAACAACAATCTAGGAGGTGGTTTAAATGGCAGATAATGAAAAATATGCATGTGGATATAAAAACTCACAAACAGGTGAAATTGTATACTATAAGGATAAAGATGCACGTTCGCAACTTAAAGATATTGCGAACATAGGTACAAAAGAAAAACTAAGTGGAAAATTTAAAGCTACAACATTAGAAGATATATTATTAGAAATTTATAATAAAATTTATGGAACTGTAAATCAACCAGTAAATCCATTAGCAGTTACTATAGGAAATACTATACCAAGGATAGATTTTATTTCTGATATTTGGGACACTATGAAAAAAGATAATCCTATTGTTGTACAGTCTAAAATTAGTTTTGGAAATCTAATATGCAATGGATTTGCTGAATTAAAATGGCAAGGTAGTTCATCTTTAAATTATTCCAAAAAGAATTATACTGGAAAATTTTATGAAAATAATACTAAAACTACAAAACAAAAAATTAATATTCAATTAAATATTGATAGTAGAAAATGGGGAAATGAAAATAAATTCTGCTTTAAAGCAAATTATATAGATAAAACTCATGCAAGAAATATTGTATCTGCAAGGATAGGGGCTAAAATGTTAAAAACTAGAAGTGATTATAATAATTTACCAGAGAAATTAAAAAATGCTTCTAACTATGGTTTTATAGATGGATTCCCTGTTGAAATATATTTAAATAATGAATATTTAGGTTTGTACACTTGGAATATTCCAAAAGATGGTTGGATGTTTGGTATGACAGAGAAAGATTATTCTGAAATAGTAATTTGTAGTGAAGTACCTACGGACTATTGCTTATATAGAGCAGAACCAACACATGAACATTGGTCAGAAGAATATCCAGGAGATTCGATAGGAACAGATGGAGTGCTTGATAAATGGAAAATTGCAGAGGCATTTGTTAGAACTAGCGATGATACTACTTTTATAAGTCAGCTATCCCAACATTTTAACATTAATTCATTATTAGATTATTATATATTCTGTTATTTATGTTGTGATATAGATGGGTTAGGCAAAAATCAAGTAGTATGTTCCTATGACGGAGGTAATACATGGATATATACATTATATGATTTAGATTCTACATTTGGATTATATTGGAATGGTAGTAAATTAGTATCTTCTACATATAGATGTCCCGAAGATTATGAAACATATGCTACTAATAAAGCTAACGGTGAATATAATTTATTATTTGAAAAAATATGTAGATTATTCCCAAGCGAACTATATGCTAGATATAGAGAATTAAGACAAGGTGTATTGTCAAATACAAATTTAATTTCTGAATTTACAGCATTCAAGAACCATTTACCAGATGAATATTATACAAGAGATGGTGAAAAATGGACTGATATTCCTAGTAAAGATATTACAAGTTTTGAACAAATACAAACTTTTATAAATGAAAGATGCACATATGTGGATAATATGTTTGAAACTTTATTTAATAAATCTACAGTTGATGTGGCATCTATAACTATAACTGGTAATACAACGACTGAAGTAGGTAATACAATACAACTTAGTGCTGTTGTATCACCTACAGATGCAAGTAATAAGTCTGTTACTTGGAGTTCGAATAATAATGGTATAGCTACTATAAATGAAAATGGTTTAGTTACTACTAAAACTACTGGAACTGTAATTATTACCGCTACATCTGTATCGAATTCAAGTATAAAAGCTACATATACTATCACTATAACTGATAAAATTGAAGATAAAGATAGACTTGTAACAGAAGGATTACAATCAAGATGGTTATTTATGGACGATAGTGCAAGAGAAATTGATTCTACAAATCAAGTATTGATTTTTAAAGATACTATATCTAATGATAATTTAAAATTCCCTAAAGCACCTGATGAAACACAAGATATTACTGTAGTAGCGAATAATAATTTTTCTTCAGATGGATTTAGTTTTGACTCATTTGATTCTGATAACTTAGGAGTAATAGAAGATAATACGAATGTAAATAAAACAGAATATACCCTTGAGGTATGCATAAAATTGGTATCAGAAATCAAATCAAAGACAGTATTGATTACAAAATTCCCACAAATGCCATCTAAAGTATTTTTATATTCAAATGGAAATTTAGGGGGAACCATAGGAAATATATGGTTTGAAAAGAAAAATAATTTATCGAATCATGTTAATGATGATGTTGTTACTATATCATTTAAAATTATGCCTACAAAGGTTGAGGTGTTTATCGATGGTACATCTATCGGATATGTAACAACTAATATAACTACTATAGATTCATCTGGGTCTGCTATACTTTGTGGGGCGAATACTGGGCAATATAAATTTAAAGAAATAAGATATTATAGTAAAGCTTTAACTGATAAAGAACTAACTAATAATAATCTATATACAAAAGATAAATATAAAACAGTTTAGTTCTCAATTTAAAAAGATTGCGAACCTATTTTACCAAGTAAATACCAAGTAAATACCAAGTAAGATCATAAGAGTAGCTAAATCAATAGCTACTCTTTTTTATTAAAAAATTATAAAAAGTGTAATCTTTTCCATACTTTTGCATAGAATTAAGTAAAAGGAGGTTTAGATTATGAAAAATAATAAAACCGTAATCCAATTGAGTTTTAAAAATAACATGGATGATAAACTTTTATTATCGTGGCTAGAAGATAAATTTGCAGAATACGGTAATAAAAGTAATTATATAAAATACATTCTTAGAAAAGAAATGCTAAAAGAATCAAATGAGTTTGCTCAAAAAGTCAAATAGAAAAGCAAGTCCGAACCAAAATAATGCTTCACTCATTTTTATCACCTCGGTCAATTCATATTTTAATTATTATTTTAAACAGGAAGGAGATTTTTATACATGAAATCTTATAGTTTTAAGGAATATAAGTTAATATCAGAAAATGATTGCACTTTAAATGATTGCACTTTAATTGAAAAATTTCTTAATAACTTAAAGATGAATAAAAAAGAATACAAAAGAATTATTGTTTTAATAGCTATTTTTATGAATAAGAATTTAATTTCTTATTGTATAACTACAGAAACTGAAATATCAAACGTAGCTACTCAAATCCTTAGTTTATTAATGGTCTTTGCTAAATATGGTTGTATGTGTATGGGAATAAAAAGCATTATAGAAAATGCTTTACAAGGGGCAGATTTTAAGCAAGCAACAACATCTGGAATACAATATTTCCTAATTTATATATTATTAAGTTTTTATCCGAAACTTTTTTCAGTGATTAGATTTTAGGAGGTATTGATATGGAAGAAAAATTAAATCAAGTTATAAATATTTTAGATAATTTCTTACATCCGATAGAATTTATTAAAGAAACTGGATATGAGCTTTTAGTTGCTATACAAAATCTATCTTTTGATATATGCCTTATAGCAGGTTTTATAGCACTTTTATTATATGTATTTGGGTATAAGAAAGGTAAGAGATGGGCATTTATGATACCTTGTATATATATTATCCTTAACATAGTTATAGGAGCAATTACTCATGCTTAAAAGTATTCCTATAGCAAAATATTTTGAGATACAAAATCAAGAATATGTATATCTTAAATTAATACCAAGTAAATCAATTAGGAATAATAGGACTTATTCTATATTGGAACTTGTAAATAAAATGTATATCAATCTTAATAAGCTCATAAAGATAGAAGATAATAAATTAATTATAAGAACGCAATTAAAAGCTAGTTATTATATTCACATAACAAAAGAAAAAATTAATTTTTACTTTATAGTTCCTAAATTATTTTATTCTAAATTTAGAGTAAAGTTTAAAGAAATTTGGAAATCAGTAGAAATAAAAGAAATTAATTCGATACCGATTATAACTGGATCACGATATCAATTAATCTATAAAAATAAAGATTTTCTATCTACTTCTACAGATATGAGGAATAACGATTTGTTATCAGCAAATATGTCTGCTATAGAACTATTACAAGATGGAGAAGAAGCAGGAATATTATATAATTTTATACCTACTTCAGAAAAACAATGTAATTACTTTAAATCTACTTGCCAGAAGTTTATTAAGGAATATAAGAATACAAATATAAAATATGCATCAAATGCCGTAGCTAATGTAGTTATTAAAATATTGTCCTATAGCATAGATTTTATTAATTCTACTTTAAATTTCTTATTTGATGTAAAACAAGTGGATAAACAAGTTAATTTCAACAAACTAAGTAATAATACAAATAAGAAGGCTACTTCTGATATATGTAAAACGCAAATTATACTATCTGGTAAGGCTAAAACAATCAATAGAGAAAAATCTATTATAGATACGATATCAAATTCATATTCAGTTATATCAGATGATAATGAATTTATATGTAAGAAAATAAAAAGAAATATAAGGACCTTAAATACATCTGTGTATGAGTGTAGTAATTTTATAGCACTTCCAGGAGCTGATATAATACAACAGTTTCCACAAATTAACCATAATAGAGTATATAATAAAGATTTTCCTAAATGTCTAGCTACAGGAGATATATTAATTGGAAATTCTATAAAAAATACGCCTGTATATTATTCTACGGACAAAGAAATAAGTAGACTTGGAAGAGTTCTTATGGGAGGTATGGGATGTGGCAAAACTTATTATATGCAAAATCTAGCTAAATCTATAATAGCAAAAGGAGATGGCCTTGTGGTATTAGATATAATAAGAGATTGCAGTCTAGCAGAATCTATTAAACAAATAACTCCGAAAGATAAATTAATAGAAATAGATTGTAGTAACTCTGAACAATTACAAGGATTCTGTTATAATGAATTGATGTGTAATAGTAGTGATAAGTATAGAAAATTAGCTAAATGTATGGAAAAAGGTACACAATTACACATTTTACTTAATACTATTAATGCTGATACAAAATTAACTCCTAGAATGTTACGTTACTTTTATGCAGCTTGTACCGTAGTATTTTATAAGAATTTTAACGCTAGTTTCAAAGAAATTATAGAGATACTTTTATATCCTGATGTGCGTAAAAATCTTTTAGAAAAACTTTCAGAAAATGAAAAATCTTTACTTGCAGATGAAATTAAAGATTTATACGATTTAGATAAAGTCAATAAAAATGGAAATATAGAGAACTATGATAGCAAGATAGACGGAATAATAGATAGAATAAGCGTATTAAAAACTAATTTATATACAAAACTAGCTTATAATACACCAGGAAATAATAATATAGACTTTGTAAAAGCATTAGACCAAAATAAAGTTATAATTATAAAGGCTAAAGAAGAAGATTTCACAAATAGAAATATGAGAGATTTAATAGCAACATTTTATCTTTCTAAAGTATGGTTAGCAAAACAAATAAGATCTAATACACGCACAGAATTATTTATAGACGAAATTAATTTATTTCCTACAGCACAAATTATCCTGCAAGATATTCTCACAGAATGTAGAAAATATTCTTTAATTCCTACTATAAGCTTACACTTTTTAGAACAATGTACAAAAAAGTGTAAAAATGCTATTCTAAGTAGTGGATGTAGTTTTTTATTACTTGCTGGAGCTGATGTAAAATGTTTTATTGAACTTAAGGAATTATTTAATAAGGAAGGATACACAGAAACGGATTTACTAGAACTAAAAAGATATCATGCTCTTTGCCTTATTAGAAATGAAGATAATGTATATTCTGCATTTGTGGTAAGATTACCAAAATAAAAGGAGGTTATCCCTCCTTATTTTTATGTAAATTTATATAAAAATATATAAATTCCTGTGCTAGATAAAAATACACATAGTATACCTAAATTGCTATAAACTTGATATAACCGCTCTACGTTTATTACGGTCGCTGTCGCTACTTCATAAACGCTTCGCATATCATAGCATATGCAAAATATATATAAAAATATTACTAATTAACAAAGTTTTAACACTTAAATTATAAATATTAGGAATATGTTCCGATTGCAAATTTGTTATTGGGAATTTACACTATAATTGTAGATAAAATAATTTCTCATTTGAAACCCCAACGAGCAAAGGAATCGGTTTAATAACCTTTTCCGGAAAGGACTTACTTTTAGAGTGGGTCCTTCTTTTGCTTATTGGCTATGAAAGAGGGTGATTCCAATGTGGACTTAATAAAAAAACATTTATATTTTAATCGAATTTTAATTTTAAAAGTTATATGTGTATATAGTATTTAGAGGCACTTACCATTTTTTCTAAGGGGGTTACTAATTTGTAATCCCTTTTATTTTGTAAAAAGGAGTTTGAAAAGATGAAAATAAATATAAAAACTCCAGAAGGAGTTCATGCTGAACAAAGAGAAATCGAAGCTTACATAAAACATATTCATAAAAAATATCCAAATCGAGAAATTGAATATCTAAATATAACAATAGACGATAAAGGGTATGTAGATTTAGAATATAAACTTGTTCCTGTTTCATTTGAAAGAATCAGAAGAATTACAGGTTATTTAAGTGAAGTTCGACAATTTAACGATGGTAAAAAAGGAGAACTTAGAGATAGAGTAAAACATACTTAAGAAAATTGAGAGGTATTAATATGCAAACAGAAATAATTGTTGCTATTATAGCATTTATAGGAACTTTAGCTGGTTCTTATTTTGCAAATAGTAAAACTACTGCAGTAATGCAAGAACAAATCAAAGGTATAAAAGAAGATATAAAAACTTTATCAACTAGAGTAGATAAACATAATAATTTAGTAGAAAGAATGGCAAAAGTAGAAGATTCAACAAAGTCTGCACATCACAGAATAGATCACTTAGAAGAATAGGAGGTTAATTATGATAGATTTAAATGTTATTAATAGTTATTTAGTCATTGGAGTTGTATTAGGTTGTTGTGGAATAGGATATGTTATAAAAACTAGCTTTGACTTTATTCCAAACAAGTATATTCCTTTCATAATGGCTGTATTAGGTGTTGTATTAAACATAGCAATATCTAAGTCATTTGATATGAATGTTTTCTTAGGAGGGCTTTTAAGTGGGCTTTCTAGTGTAGGATTGCACCAAAGTTTCAAGGCTTTAATTGAAAATAAATAGGAGATGATATAATGTCAATAGTAAAACCAACAATAGTTGAAAAATGGCAAAAGAAAAACAAATATGGTAGACCTGGAACTCCATTAAATTACACAAAAGTAGCAATTCACTATACTGGTGAAGCAGATGTACCAGGTTATAAGACTGTATCTTATTTTAATAATGTAGTTGCTAACGGGTACAAAGTTAATGGAAAATATATATATGCTAGTGCTCACTTTGTTATAGATCTTGACGGTACTATCTATCAGTTAATACCTACAACTGAAAAATGCTATTGTACTAATAGTGCAAATGATTATGCAATAGGAGTCGAAGTTGCAACAACAGGTTCTGATAATCATTATACAGATGCTACATATAAATCTATGGTATGGTTATGTACTTGGTTATGTGCTAATAAAGGACTTAATCCTAAAAAGGATATAATTAGACATACTGATGTAGTTGGTCGTGCTTATAAATTATGTCCAATTTACATGGTTTTAAACGAAGATAAATATGAACAATTTAGATTGGATTGTTATAACCTAAAAGCAGGCAAAATATCTGTTAATCAAATAGTTAATTGTACGAATGGTAAAGGTAAGGTTACAATAGTCCCAAGTATAGTAGAAAATAATAAAGTGAAATATGTAAGAATATTACAGGATATAAATATGCATAGTAAACCAGACTTTACAAGCAAAAGCGTAATAGGGGTTGTTACAAAAGGTGGAGTTTATACTGTAGTAGAAACTATAAAAAGAACTGGAACAGATATGTATAAATTAAAATCAGGAGTATATATCACTGCCAGCCCAAAATATGTAGAAGTATTTGAAAAATAATTCTATCGGACGCGACCGATAGCGACCGATAATATTAAAAGCTAGGGGATACTCTCCTCTAGCTTTTTTATTTTAGACAGCAAAAAACCACTCTAATGGCGATAAGGGTGGTTTTTAACATAAGTTTATAATCATTTTTCAAATTGTGATATTATAGTTTTAATCCTTGTTCAACTGGAATATATTCTGTTACTTACATGTAGAATCACAAATGCTTATACAGAAAGCTGTTTTAATCCTTGTTCAACTGGAATATATTCTGTTACACTTTAGATGACTATCAAAAGGGTCAAGTAGAATTGTTTTAATCCTTGTTCAACTGGAATATATTCTGTTACCTTCTACTTGGTTTCCGTCCAAATGGTCCACCTCCAGGTTTTAATCCTTGTTCAACTGGAATATAGTCTGTTACTATTTCCGTATTCAACAGTATTAGATAATCTATCGTGTTTTAATCCTTGTTTAACTGGAATATAGTCTGTTAAGTAATTATAATACTTGTAGCAGTTGATGTAGTTTCCAATATGTTTGAAAAACTAATATATATTTGAAAATAACATATTCAACAAGGCATTAACATATACTTCTAATTCAGTCGTACCAACTAATACAAGAATTAAGTTGCTAATATCTCAATAATTATGCAGTAACAGAACATATTCCAATCAACAAGGTTCTCTCTTCAACGAATTCCCTTTTGCATAAGCTACTCGGGTTTGGTTTTAATCCTCCAAGAGCATCAATTCGGGGTTAAACCTCCCTACATACCGAACTAATCTTGCTAGTGATTATTGTTCGGTTTGATAATTTGCTAAATTAATTGCTGCATTTAAATCCCTATCAATTACAGTCCCACATTCAGGACAAATATAAGTTCTATCACTTAGTTTTAAGTCTTTATTAATATGACCACAATTAGAACAAGTTTTACTACTTGGATACCATCTATCTGCTTTTACTAACTCAATACCTTTATATTTACATTTATAATCAAGCTGTCTAGTTATCTCGTATAATCCTTGCTTTCCAATAGCATCTGATAGATGTTTATTTTTCATCATTCCCTTGATGTTTAAATCTTCTATTACGATTTTAGCTGGATTCATATTAACTATATCAGCAGTTATATTATGATTATAATTATTTCTGATATTAGCAAGTCTTTTATGTAGTTTGTTGATTTTTTTATTGATTTTTTCTATATTGTTAGTTTTATTATATATTTTTCCTTGTCTATTGCTTTCATATTTTCTACTTACTTGTCTTTGTAGCTTTTTAAGTCTTTTTTCTATTCTCTTTACATGAGCAGTTTTATTAATATTTTTATATTTTTTACCTGTACTAAGAATAGCAGTATCTTTTAAACCTAAATCAATTCCTATTGTCCCATTAAGTTCTAAACTAACGTAATCTTCTTCCTCAACCCCGACAGATATATACCAATTAAGTCCGTCAAAAGTAACTCTAGGATTACTATATTTTTTGGGTATACAACTTTAAGTGTGGAAAATAAAAGAGAGTGAATTAAAATTTATCACTCTCTAATACCTCTAGTAGTTGTGGAATATCTACTCCAAAACCTTCTGTTAATTTTGTACTTCCTACGAAATCATTCCAACTAAATGCCGTAGTAAATGTATATGTTTTGTTACTTGTATTTGCTCTTGTATATTTAGGTTTTCTAGTAGCTGATGTACCGAATAACACCTTTGCTCTAAGCACCTCGAACGAGTAACCTCTACCAGCTTTCTCGATGTTCTTAATCAAGTTGTTTAAACTCTCTGTATAAGCATTTGTGATTCTACAAGTAAAGTAGTTAAATATCTCATACTGCCAGTTATCAACTGTTTTGATAACATCTTGGTAATATTTCATGTCCTTTGGAACAGCCTTTTTCCAGTCCTCATAAGCCCTTAGAGCATCTTCTCGGTTATCGTGTTTATAGATATCCCTAAATTGTTCTTTTAACTCATAGGCTAACTTTAACTGTGGGAAGTCCAGAAACATTAATTGCATATCCCAAATCTGTCTAGCATTTAAATCTTCTTTATTCCTCAGTAGCAAGAATCTATCTTTTAATAGCTTAGACCTCTGTTTCTTGTCTAATGAGCCTTTAAACGACTTTCTCTCGCCTTCTAAAGCATTGTTTACTAATTGTATCACATGGAATCTATCAACGATTACCTGAGCCTTTGGGAGTTCCTCATATATTGCCTCTTTGTAGTATCGCCACATATCTATGGTTACTACTTCTATGTTCTCCTTATTAGACAATTTGCTTAAGAAATCCTTTACATCGGATTTCTTACGGCTTGGTTGTATGTCAAGCACCTTACGTCCAATTATATCGGTGTAAACAGCTCTCATTGACTTATTTAGGTGTGCCTCATCTATTCCTAATATAACTGGAGTAAGGAAGGTCATATCCTTTTCTAGCCTTTCTATGTAGGCATTAAATATTCGTTTTACTGTAGTAGGAGAAACACTATATTCTTCTGCTATATTGGCAAATGGTTTTTTAAGAGATTCTTTTTCTATCTGTTCTCTTAAACGTATAGTGATTTTATCTCTATCGTCTATACTTTCGTAATGCTGACTAAATGTAGTATCACAGTATCTGCATTTATATCTATGTGTATGTATTTCAATCCCTACACGTTTCCCAAAGCTGTTTAAATCCCTTACAAACCTTTTAGATTTGCCATGCTTATAATATTCAACTCCACCACACTCTGGGCAAGCTACAGGCTCTTTAACTGGTTTTACTATTACCGTCATATCATGGTCATCTTGTATTGTGTCTAAAACTTCAAATTCTGGTAAATTTAATATATTCATCTTATTCGCCTGTAACTCTCCATTCGTTGTTTTTATCAAAACTCCATCCGTCTTTTCCTACTATTTCTAAAATTTCTTCTAGTGTTAAATCTTCCAATGGATGTGGAGAATATACGCCATTAGATATATCTTCTATTCTAAATATATAATCATAGATACTATAATTTGGATACTCTTCATTTACATTTTTAAAACTTATAAAATCCCACCCACATGGATGTATTAAGTTCTTGTCAATCCCTTTAGCATTATCATAATGCACATATATTCCATTTTCAAAAAAACTAGACCCTTTATATATTTCGCACAAATAATCATCACTTGGGAATTTATCCATATTATTCCTCCTTATTATATTTGCTTTAACTTTCACCTTGCTTCTAGGAGCTATATCTAGATTTTCTAATTCATCATATTCATAGTATCCTAAGTCATCAAATTGATTATTTGTTCTATGTGCTGAAACGATATTAACTGATTTTATTTTTTTTGAATTATTTCTATCCAATATTAGTTTCCTCCTCTGATAAATATACCTTATTATACCACAATTAAAGTTATAATTTCCACAGTTAAAGTTATTTTAAGTAATAAATTTTATATTCACTTGTCAAAGTACGTTTTCTTATTAATCCACAGTTATAGTTTCATACCCTATTTTTTTACTATCGGTATATAGTTTTTTCTGCTTAACTTAACTATTCCTATCTTCGGCAATTTAACTTGATTTTCGTTAAATTTAATTGATTGATAGTTAGGCATAAATGAAGGCTTTGTATGTTTTTTAGCTTTGAATTTAGGATAGCCAACTTTTTGACCTTTTTTAAGTCCTTGGAAAAAGTTCTTAAATGAAGTACAAGCATCTGTATAAGCTCCAACAAGTGCAATACTATCAACTTCTTTTAACCAGTCATGTTCGCCGTCTTTTTTTAAAGCAGTTAAGTATTTACTCATACCCATAGCACTTACAAATTTTTCACCTGTCTCAAATCTTTCCTTTTGAAATCCTAAGCACCAGTTATATACAAATCTAGTACAACCAGCAGTCTTAAACATTAATTCTATTTGTTCTTTTGTAGGTTCCAGTCTTACTTTATAACTTTTTATCATTTTTTGTCACCTCCTTATATATCTATTATATAACTTTTATATATAAAAATCAAGTAAAAAGTTATATAACTTGACTATAATTTTTATATATAGTAAGATTTTATAAAAAAGGAAGTGATACTATGGCAGTTAAACAAAGTAAAGTCGGAGTGCTTATAAATATGGATAGGGAATTAAAATCCAAATTAGAAGAATTAGCAAAAAACGATTGTAGGTCTTTAACAAATTTAATTAATAAAATTTTAAATGATTATATTAATAGTAAATAAACAAAAAAGCTAAGGCTATCTGAAACCTTAGCTTATCTTTTTAATCAGGCATTTCTTCTTCCATTTTAATAAGACTTTCTCTTACAATTCTTTGGTCTTCATCTTCTTCTATTTGTTCTGTATTTTTTATTTGTCTAGCGACTTGTGAAACATCACCGATATTTACATTAACTTGTATATTGTTAAAGTCAATTTGTTTTAGGATATTCCACTCACTTAATATTACTTGTATTGCATCATTTCTGCTTGATAAATCTCTTTCTGCTTGAAACTTGCTTATCATATCCCAAAAATTTTCTTCTATATATACTGTACTTGATTTTTTTGCCATAATTAATCACCTTTAAAATTTTAATTTTGCAAACTTAAATAATCCAATTGCAGTAGCCATTTGAGAATTATCAACTCTATCAAAGTCATCAGAAGGTTCAAGATTTAAAGAAGTTCCACCTGCTAAATATAACTTCATTTCATCTTTGTTTATCCAATTTTCTTCTACTATTTGATTTACTTTTTCAGAACCTAATTTATATGCTTTCTTTTTAAGTAGATCATAATCATCAGAACTATCTATTTCGTTTACACTTTTTGCAATTCCACTTGCCATTAAATTATCTTGTATTATTTTTAGCATTGTACTATTTCCGTATTCAACAGTATTAGATAATCTGTCATTAAATTGGAAACCTTTATCAAAATATGATAGTTCCATAGTTCTGAAACCAACGTTAACAAGTCCTACTGGCTTATCTTTATTTACCTTTCCATTAATAGCATAGTATAAAGCCGCATCGCCCTCTCTAGCGATTGTTACATCTTCTATAAATATTTTCTTAGTTGCATTTGTTATATTGTCTTTTATAGTGATTGTTTCGCCTTTATATGTATTTACTATGTCAGCTAATACTGATTTCTTATAGTTTTTATATGGTACTCCAAATACTACTTTTACAGTATCTTTTACTGCTATATCGTTTAATGCTGATGCAAATAATATCTTCATAGTATCACTTGTTTTTGAATCTTGTGAATTTCTTATAGAAGAATAAGATTCTCTTTCTGCTAATAAACCAACGAAATAGTCTTCACCTTCTATATTTAAGTATTTAGGTTTTTCGTAATTTTCAAAGTCAACTTTACCTGAACGTCCATCACCATATACTGACTTAAATATTGTTTGTTTTGCCTCTCCATCTACTTCTGTATAAGCCTTAATGTAACCTCTACCACCATCAAAGCCTATAAATTGAACATCTTTTTTAGCCATATATAAATCCCTCCTAATATTAGTTGATATTTTAATAATATCTTAATTAAAGTATATGATAAAAAAATACAAAAGTCAATAAAATAGTTTAAATATTAATAACATCTTAATTATTGTTTAAATTTTGTTAATATATTAATATATATTTTAGTTAATATTTTATTAAAATGTTGTTTATAGTTAAAATAATGTTAATATCTTAACCAATATTATTATTTTAGAATTATATATTGATTTTTGTTTTTTAAAGTGATACACTTTTAAAAAAAGAGAAGTGACACACTTTACAGATAGGAGGTTTTTTATTTGGCTGTTTCAAAAGACAATACAAGAATAAATGTGAAACTCTCAAAAGCAGACAAGGCTCTTTTAAAAGAGTTAATGGAAAAGGAAGGATATAAATCAATGTCAAAATTTGCAGAGAATATCCTTATTAATTACATGAAAAATAAAGAAAAATAAACATAAAAAAACCTACTTTTTGATCGCGCCAACAATCAAATTGTACAGAAACTGTAGCAAAGTAGGTCTATCTTGTATTACATATATCAATGTTGTATTTATATTATATCATGCATTCATTATATTTTCAATTCTAAGATAGGCAAAACTGCTACAAGAACATAAAATCCAACGTATAAGGGGAGATAAAAATGCAAAAAAAATCAGAGAATGCAGTTATTTATGAAGGCATATTAAGTAAAGGTTATGGAATATCACCCAAAATGGTAACGACAGATAGAAATCTTACCATTGAAGCAAAAGCAATTTATAGTTATATATCGTCATTTGCAGGTAACGGTGAAAGTGCTTTTCCTGAAGTAAAAACAATTTTATATCATTTAGGTATAAGTGAAAATAGATACTATAAACACTTTAAACTATTAGTGAAATATGGATATATAGAAGTCCAAAAACGTAGAAAATACGATGAGGATTTAAAAAAGTGGACTGCTGCAAGTAATCTATATATTATCAAACAAGTAATCGAAAAAAAAGAAGACTGTATTAACGATTCTGATGTGGCAAATATATCGAAAAATCAACCGAAAAAAACAAAGTCAAAAACGAAAACAAATAACGATAGACCCATTGATAATACTATATCTTCTGAATTCATTAATTTTGAAGGTGTTCAAAACGAAGGCATTCAAAATGAAGGCATTCAAAACAAAGGGGATATTATTAATAACAACAGTTCTTTTAATAACAATTTTAATAACGTTGTTGTTAACAACGAAGAAAAAGTAATTGAATTATATAAAACCTTTAAATTAGAAAAAAAGTTTACACCACATGCAAAAAAATTACTTCAGTTGTATGCAAGTAAATTTGATTTAGATGTATTTGAACAAGTGTTTATTTCTGCTAGCTCTGATACTGTATTAAAAAAATATGCATATATAAAAAGAGTATTCGAGGTTTTAGACCAAAAAAATATTAAAACATTGGAAGATTATTTAAAAGATCAAAAAAGTTTTAAGAAGCAAGATAAAACTTCAAAGAGTATTCCAAATACAGTAAAAACAAAATATCACGATACATTTAATGAACACTATAAAAATTATACATCTGATGAATTAGACGATAAGCTTAGACAGTCTAAATCTAATAACAATAATAATTTAGAAGAACAATTATATTTAGCAGCAGTTGAAAATGGTTTTAATTCTTTAAGCAATTTGTCACAAAGTAGAGTATTACATTATGCTACAGAAAATAATTTAGATATTCCAAAATAAGGGGGTGAGAATATGCTAAAAATAAGAATTACATACAATAGAGAAAAGCCAGAAGAATTAAAAAGATAGAAAAAGAATTTGATATTATAAGTCAGTCTCAAGAGTATAAAAACAGAGGAAAAAGTAAATATTCTAACATTTATTTAGATATAGAAAATAAAGGATATATAAAAACAATTAACTTTATATATAAATCTTGATTTAAAGTTATATTCGGCTTTGTAATGAAATTTTGCAACTTTAGCTTAGTTTTTATTGCTAATTTAAAGAAACGTGTTATAAAGGGCGTAAAATCGATATTTTTAATAGATTGCAAACCTTTTAAACATATAACTGATATTTATAAAAAATAAGATTAAAAAGTTGTATAACCAAAATTAATAGAGGAGTGATGATATGAAAAAATTAGTTAAACAAGTAGATATTAAGAATTTTTTTAAATTACTAGAAGGTAAAAAAGTTAATATATATGCTTTACCTCTATGTGGTATAGATTTTAGTTTATCAAGAGTAGCCATGAAAAATTATGAAAATTGTATTTATTTTAAAACTGATAATAGTAGCATGAATATAGTTTATAAAGCTATTAAAAGTCTAGAAGTAGATGAAACAGAAGAAATTATTAAAATTAAGGCTAAAATTGAAAATGGGACCTTAGTCACTATAAGACATTATAAACCACATGAAGAATAAATAGGAATATGTTCCGATTGAAATTGAAAGTAAAAGGTGTTAATCTAATATTAGATATAGAACTTACAAATTTTAGCTATATTGCTTTAGTAAAATACTCCTGTTTAAAAAAATAACTGCCTTGCTGGGTGGTTATTTTTATGTGTTTAAATAGGAATATGTTCCGATTTATAAACATTTTATTTGGTGATATAATTTAAGTATAAGATTTTCTTACTCAGTTGAACTAATTGAGTAACCTAAAATGCACATATCCCTATGATCCACTCTATTCAATCCCCTGAGTGGATTTTTTATTGAATTAGTTTTTGTTGGAATAAGAACCAAATACTTAATATTTACTTTGAAAAGTTATTATTTTAAAATAAAATTCATGATAATAAACAAGATTTCAAAAGTAAGAATTGACAAAAAACATAGTATTAGAAAGTTAGCCTATAAGACAAAGCTAAGCAAAAGTACAATTTTTAGATTGGAGAATGACGAAACTGTACTTGATTTAGTAAAATTAGAAAAAATTGCAATAGCATTGAACTGTAGGATAACTGATTTATTTGATTCTGAATATAAATAGCGTCCCTGTATGCGGGACAATATAACAAAATAACAATAAATGGCAGTATAATATAAGTGTAGGTAAATTATTCTTAATATTCAAATAAATAAAAATGATAGAATTTTATGAGAAATAGTATTATAATATACCTACATAGAACATAAGTTTGGATTATTGAGCTATTTTGGGGGAGATACTATGGATTATGTAACAAAATTAAAAAAAGAGATTATAAGTTTATTAGAAGAAAATCAAAATATCGACACAATAGGATTTATTTATCAATATTTAATAAAAAAATCAAATAAAGAAAAAAATAATAAAAAATAGGTACAATGTACCTATTTTTTTTCTGATTCTTTAAATAAAGTTATCAAATCTTTAATAACTTCTATCTGTCTATCATTTAATTCTAAAAGCATTTCTGTTAATTCAAACAAATTATCTTCTTTTTCAAGATTACCAACTATATTTGCTAATCTTATATGTTTAGAATTTGATGCATACATACTTTCTGCCCCACCATTTAAAAGCCATTGCTTATTTATATAAAAAGTATTGCAAATATTATCAATTATATCATTACTTAATTTTGCTCTTGCTTTTTCTAAATTATATACTGCATCTTCACTTTTATGTATTATCTTACCAAAAGCCTTTCTCGAGAGTTTTTCTTTTTTTCTTATAAATTCAATTCTTTTGCCTATTTCTTTTTCACCCATATTGTACCTCCTTATTTTAATATTTTATAAATTAATTGTAACACATTTTGAAATAAAGAAAACGAATTTTTTTAAAAAAGCCGTTGAAAATGACAAATGGAATTAATTTATGAACGGCTAAAAACGAGAAAAATAAAATAAAAAAATATAAAAACTCGTTGACCTACGTTGAAAATGAGACTATAATATAAATATAAAACGAAAAACAACGAAGGAGGGAATTGAATGCCAACTAGATACGAAGAAAGATTAAAAATAGCACAAGATTTACAGAGTTTAAGTAAAGAAAATTACAACACAGTTTTAAAAATAATAAAAGCTTTTCAAGTATATGAAGCAGCAAATGTGCTAGGAATAGATCAATCTAAACTTCAAAAATTAGTAAAGGAAAGTCAAAAAGTTTAGAGGTGATATCATGAAGACAACAATTCATGGTTTTTTACAAAATAAATTAATTTTTTACAAAATGGATAATGATGATGCTTTAATTCTTAGATGGTTTGTTGATTTTAAAGATTCTGGCAAAATGGTATATAAAATAATTGATAATGATAAATATTATTGGATTAAATATGAAGGACTCCTAGAAGATTTAGTAATATTAAAATTAAAAACAAAAGATGCTTTATACAGAAGATTAAAGAAAATGGAAAAAAATAAAATTTTAAAAAGACAAACTGTAAAAGAAAATGGAACATATTCATTTTATACATTAGGTGAAAACTATAAATATTTAATAGAAAATCTATCGGAAATAAATCCGATACAGTCGGAAATAAATCCGATAGGGTACGGAAATAAATCCGATAGGGGTACGGAAATAAATCCGGAACAAAAAATTAGTCTATTAAATAATACTAGTCTATTAAATAATAAAAAAGAAAAAAAGAAAAAAAGAACTGATTTAGATGTTCTTATAAACGAGTATACTTCAAACTCTTTTCTGCAGGAAACAATAATAGATTTTATAAAAATGCGAAAGGGCATTAAAAAACCTGTTACAGAAAGAGCACTTAAAGGAATACTAAATAAATTAGACAAATTAGCAACAACAGATGATATCAAAATAAAAATATTGGAGAACTCAATAGAAAACTGTTGGCAAGGAGTTTTTCCATTAAAAAAAGACAACTTCAGTAATTACAATTCAAACAAACACAAAAATAAAGACAATTCAAATTCAAACATCGAGGATTTACAAGGATATATAGATCCTGAACAAATGAAACCAGTCAAAAAAGAAGATCTAGACGAAATAGAAAAACTGCAAAAAGAATTAGATGCGATGGGAGATGGCTTTAAATGGCTATAGGATATCAATGCGAAAAATGCAAAGATTTAGGTTATATTCTACAGGAAGATGAAAAAGGTTATACCGTAGCTAAACCATGTGAGTGTCTTGAAAAAAGACAGATATTGGAAAAGTTAAAGAGATGCGGCTTAACAGATTCTTTCAAGAAAAAGACATTTTCTTCTTTTGAAACAGATACAGAATATCAAAAACAGGCAAAATTACAAGCTATGCGTTATTGTAAGAAGTTCGAAAATGAAAAAGGTAGCTTTTTATTAACTGGAAGCCCAGGCACAGGAAAAACCCATTTAGGAATCGCAATAATGATACAGCTTGTAAATCAAAATGTAGGTTGTAAATATACAGAGTATATTAGTTTAATTATGAGCCTTAAACAATGTTGTATGGATGTGATTAATTACAACAAAGAAATGGATAAATATAAAAATTGCACTGTACTATTCATTGATGACTTATTAAAAGGACAAACAAGTGAAACTGATAGAAAGTATATTTATGAGATAATAAATTATCGTTACATGACAGAAAAATCGATTATAGTAAGCACAGAAAAAACATTAGATGAGTTAATGAATTATGATGCAGCTATAGCTAGTAGAATTATAGAAATGTGCAAAGAAAATATAATTGAGTTTAAAAATGTACCTAATAGGAGATTACAAAGGGGGGTATAGCAAGTGCCAAGAAATACTTTAGGCTCCAAAGATGAGATTTGGAAAGATATCAAAGGGTATGAAGGTTTATATCTAGTCAGTAACTTAGGTGATGTATATAGTTGCTTATCAAATAAAAAATTAAAACCTGGAAGTGATAACGGCTATTTAAAAGTAAATTTATGTAAGAATAACAAAGTGAAACAATTCACTGTGCATAGATTAGTTGCATTAGCATTTTTACCTAATGAAAATAATTATCCATGCGTTAATCATAAAGATGAAAACCCCAGTAATAACAATGTTAATAATTTAGAATGGTGCACTTACAAATACAATAATAATTACGGAAGCATACGAGAGAGAATCAGTAAAACATTAAAAGGTAAAAATGCAGGTAAAAAACATCCTATGTACGGAAAGCATCATACACTTGAAAGCAAAAAAGAAATGAGCAAAAAGTTAAGTAAACCTGTTATATGTATAACTACAGGGGAAATATTTAATTCTTTAAAAGAAGCGAGTATAAAAACTGAAACATCTTACTCTAGTATAAGTGACTGTTGCAGAAATAAAAAACAATCAGCTGGGAATCATCCAGTAACAGGTGAAAAACTAAAATGGGAATATTATAAGAAATAAAGGAGGATGATTTTATGCCACGCAACACCTTGGGTGACCTAAACAATCATTTATTCGCTCAATTAGAACGTTTAAATGATGAAGAGATAACAGGAGAAAAATTAGAAGATGAAATTACAAGAAGCAAAGCAGTCATAGGAGTTTCAAAACAAATTATTGCTAATGCAAATGTTGTATTAAGAGCAAAATCAATACAACTAGAGTATGGAAAAGATAAAAAAGAAATTCCTAAAATGCTTGAAGGTGGTGAGTAAAAAATAGAATGGGAAAATCAATTCATAGATGGAGTGATGAAGAAAAAGAATATCTTAAAGAAATAACTCCAGGTAGACATCACAAAGAAATCACTGATTTAATGAATGAAAAATTCGAATACAAGTTTGAAGTTAAGCAAATAAAAAATGCAATTAAAAGGTATGGATATAACACAGGTTTTAATGGCCAATTTAAAAAAGGACACAAAACATGGAATAAAGGAACTAAAGGACTTACAGGTCCAAATAAAACTTCTTTTAAAAAAGGTAATGAGCCATGAAATAAAAAGAAAATTGGTAGTGAAAGAATTGATATTAATGGATATATCTTAATTAAAGTAAAAGAACCTAATGCGTGGAGATTAAAGCATAGAATTATGTATGAAAAATATCACAATGTTAAATTAACATCGGATGATGCAGTTATATTTGCAGATCAAAACAAATTAAATTTAGAAAAAGATAATTTAATATTGATTAGTAAAAGTCAGTTACTAAAAATGAATAATGAAAAATTAATTTTTAATAATAAAGAATTAACTAAAACAGGAGCAAATATAGCTGAATTAATGATGAAGGTTGACGAAAGGAAAAAGAAAAATGAATAGTGTAGTTTTAGTTGGAAGATTAACAAAAGACCCAGAGTTAAGATACATACCTAATTCTGGAACACCTGTTGCTACTTTTACAATAGCAATAGACAGAGATTATAAGAAAAAAGACGGAACAAAAGAAACAGATTTTATACCTATTGAAATTATAGGAAAAGCAGCTGAATTTTGTGCTAATTATATAACAAAAGGTAGATTAGTTGCTATTCAAGGAAATCTTAGAGTTGATAGATATCAAACTCAAGATGGAGAAAATAGAACTTTTACTAAGGTTAGTGGTAGAAGTGTACAAGCATTAGATTATCCGAAAGATAATCAACAAGGAACAAATAATATAACAAATCCAGGGTTAGATCCAAATGGATTTCAAGCTATAGATGATGATGACATACCTTTTTAATTTAAAGGGGGAGTATAAATGATAATTAAATTTTTAGAAATAAGTTTAATTTTCTGTATAGGTTTTGTGGTTGGAGCATGGTGGTGTGCTAATGCAGAAGGAGATGATTAAATTGATTTGCAAAATAGAAACCTTAAAAAAAATAGCAGAAAAGTATCCGACACTTACAATTTTAGAATTTATAGAAACTTATAAGGGGGTAATCAAATGAACATAGGGGGGTTATGTTAGGAGTAAAAGGCTAAATATGAAAAAAAGCCGAACAGAATTAGCAAACGCAGTTGGTGTTACAGAAAGTTATATAGCAAAATTAGAAAATGGAAAAATTACAAATCCAACTCTATTTGTTTTAAAAGGACTTTCAAAAGCTTTAAATGTATCGCCATTAGAATTTTTTAAATAGGAGAGGATGTA